CAGTGCTCTGCGGCCTCAATCAGTTTTTTCGCTTCGCTCCCAGCAGCGAGTTGATGTAGCCCTCGACCACTGCTGCGGACACGCCAGGCACGTCCAGCAGCTGCGCCTTGGCGGTCGCGCTGTAGGGAACGTCCTTGCCGGCGTCGTCGGTGATGCCCTTCCAGCCGGCCAGCACCTCATCCGCCACCTCTAGGTCGGTGGTGGTTTCGGCCCTGGCGGCCGCGATGATCTCGTTGTTGCGAGCCTGCGGCAGGCGCTTGAACTCGGCGTCGAATGTTTGCCGGTCGAACCGGCCGCCGTCGATGGGGATCTCGACGGTGACCGGCCAGACGTAGGTGTCGGACTGCTTGAGGACAAACGCCATGCAGGAGGCTCCTATCAGTTGAACGCGAGGCTCAGTTCATCATTGCCCGCCGTGGTCGGAACGGCAACGTAAGGGATGCTGAGCATCTGGATGCCATCCTGATCCGCGTAGGTCGGGTTGCTGATGTCGCACTGACCAGCGGTGAAGGTGACCCGGTTGCCGGCAGTGGTGCCGTGCAGGAAGGTCAGGTTGCCGGTGGTCTCGGTCTGGGCGATGTTGAAGTAGTCCTTGGTGGCAAGCGCCGGCGCCTCGATCAGCACAGTGCCGCTGGGGGCGCGGTTGGTGATCATGATCTCCTTCGAGCAGCCGACCAGCTCGCGATACACCGTCTCGTTGGCGATGTCGAAGCTGACCGACTGCAGGCAGCCGGCGTAGCTGAAGAACTGGAAGCTGGAGGTGTTGCCCTGCTTGAAGATCAGCGGGCTGGCCTGAGCGCTGTAGGTGGTCGAAGGCAGCGCGGTGTCGGTCGGCGCGTTGTAGACGCCCACCATGGTGAAGTCGATCGTCGGGATCTGGCCGACTTCGGCGTTCATCGTGAAGGTGCCGCGGCAGCCAGTCAGGATGTGGCGGATGCCGTCGTTGTTGAAGTAGATGGTGGACGAGCTGAAGCTGCTGCTCACCGGCGCGTAGGTCACGCTGGTGCTGGCCACGATGGTCTCCGATAGGCCGCAAGACTGCAGCAGCGCGCCGTAGCGGGGCGCCGTGCCAGCAGTGCCGGAACCGGCCAGCTCCACCTGGAAGGTGATGCTCACCCGGCTGTTGGCCAGCAGCTGCGGGCTGTTGCCGAGGTAGTTGCGGATCAGGTCCCGGCTGACAACATCAGCCTCGATCGGGGTGATCTCCAGGTTGCGCACCAGCAGCGCATCGGTCCCTGCGGGGGTGCTGTCGGTTCCGTAGGTGGACTCCTTTTTAACCTGGATCAGTCTTTTGCGTGTCAGAGCCATCGCTCAGTTCCTCGGCTTGGGGTTCAGAGGGATTGGCCGGCTCTGTCCGCTCGATGAGCTTCCGTTTGCCGGTTTTGGGATCCAGGAGGTAAGTGCCACCCTGGCCGTGATACTCGTCCATCGTAGCCATCATGCTGTTGCCAGATTAGTGACGCTGGTGCGGTATCGGATCAGGTAGTCGCAGCTGATCACGCCAGCCGGTTGATCCGCTTCGACCATCTCAAAGGTTACGCCCTGCGGCTGCACGTCGATGGCGTAGCCGCCCAGGGTCAGGTCAGCCATCAGCTTGCTGTGCAGGTCTTCCACGATCGGGTCGGCCTGCTGGTCCGGCACTGGTCCGCGCACGATCACGCTGATCCGCACCGTCAGGCTCCAGTCCAGCGTCGGCAGGCTGGTGTTCTGCGCGGCCTGGTCCTGCACCGGCTCAATGATGATGGCCGGGCTCTCTCCGCGGCTCGTGGGTTCCACACGGCTGCGGTAGATGCGCGCGCTCACGCCTGTGGTGCCAGTCAGCGCTGTGCGGACTGCAGCCAGGATGGTTTCGCGGCGTGTCGTCATGGTTTCAGATTAACCGCGCAGCAACATGCAAGCACGAAGGATGGCGTGAATTTGCGTGAGCTAGACAATCGCCCACCCACAGCCCGAGGTCACCGTTACCGTGACGCCGGCGGAGATTGTGATTGGCCCTGCGCTGACGCCGTTTTGACCGGCGGTGAAGGTGTAGTTGTTGCTGATCGTTTGGTTGTTGAGTTGGATGCAGCCGTCCGCAGCGTTGGATGCACCATCGGTGATGCCGTAACCGCTGAGGGTTGTCGGCTTGCTGGTGATCGAGCTGAACGCCGGGGCGATCGTGGCCGTTGAAGCTGCAGTGATCCTTCCTTTGGCGTCTATGGTCAGCACCGGCGCCACCGTGGCCGAGCCGTAGCTGCCGGCCGAGACGCCGCTGTTGGCTAGCGTCAGGGCAATGGAGGCGTTGGCCGAACCATCGACGGAGCCTGAGCCGGTGGCATCGCCGGTGTAGCTCAGGGTGCGGGCGGTGCCCCAGCTGCTGGTGGTGATGTTGGCCGAGCCGTTGAAGCTGGTGCCGTTGATCGTGCGGGCAGTGGTCAGCGTGTCTGCGGTCCCGGCACTGATTTTGCGCCAGGTGCTCAGACTGTTGCCTTCGTTGTATCGGATCGACAGGTAAGGGGTTGTGACGTTGCGGTCGATGGCCATGTACATGCCATACGACCCTGCTCCAGTTGCTGGGTAATCAGAGCCCAGCCCCATGTACATGGAGTAAAACTGGCTGCCACCTGTGCCTGGTCCGTTTGTAGAACCTTGGACAAATCGGAGGCCAAAGTCATAGGAAGGCGTACTCGCATCAAACGCCGTTCGGGTTGAATGGGTTTGCCCCATGTTGTTGAACAGCCCCGTAGAGCTGATCCCGTTGAGCTGAGCTGCACTGCCCGTGATGCTGATGCCCCAAGTGCCAGAGGCGCCGGTGCCGGTCGTGGTCGGGGCGTCCGTGATGCCGTAACCCGCCAGCGTGGTGGGCTTGCTGGCGATGTTGGCGAATGTGTAGCCGGTGCAGTTGGTGAGCGTGCCCGAGGTGGGCGTGCCCAGCAGCGGGGTCACCAGCGTCGGGCTGGTGCTCAGCACGTTGCTGCCGGAGCCGGTGCTGGTGGTGACGCCCGTGCCACCGTTGGCGACCGCCAAGGTGCCGGCCAGGGTGATCGCGCCAGTGGTGCCCGTGCTCGGGGTCAGGCCAGTGGTGCCCGCGCTGAAGGAGGTCACGCCACCAGCGGCGCCGTTGCTGGCCGCCGTGATGCGCCCCTGCGCATCCACCGTGATGTTCGTGTTGGTGTAGCTGCCGGGCGTGACGGCTGTGTTTGCCAGGCTGACGGTGCCGGTCGTTGTGATCGGTCCACCCGTCAGGCCGGTGCCCGTCGCAACGCTGGTGACCGTGCCGCTGCCGCCCGCGCCGATCTCAACGATCGAGGCAGTGCCGTTGTCCTTCTTCGTGTAGAGCTTGCCGTCGAAGGTGTTGACCGCCAGCTCGCCCAGCTGCAGGTCGCCAACAGCTGGCACCTTGCTGGCGACTGCGGATCGTTTGATCCTGATGACGTTTGGCATGTGCCTTCCCGGTGGTGCCTATGTAGGCGGGACTGACGGCGGAACGGCTTAGAAGCTGCCGCCGTCGATGGTGGAGTTGGTGTCGTGGTAATCGGTGCCAGCCACAGCAGCGCTGAACGCCGAAGTGCCGTTGCCCTTCACCAGGCCGGTCAGCGTAGTCACGCCGGTACCGCCGTTTGCCACGGCAATCGTGGTGCCGTTCCAGGTGCCAGTGGCGATGGTGCCCAGCGTGGTGATGCTGGTCTGGCCGACATAGGTCGAAGCAATGTCGATGGAGTCGGCGTTGACCGTGATCCGGTTGGAAGTACCAACGGCGTCGATGGTGTTGCCGGTCTTGGTGAGACCAGCGCCAGCCGTGATCTGACCAGCGCCGGAGAACTGCGCGAAGGTCAGCGAGGTGGACCCCACCACGATGGGGTTGTTGGTGCTGAGCACCCAGCCGCTGTCGGCGTTGACCGTACCTTCCTCGACGAAGGTGAACATGCCGGCGTGGACCTCGGCATCGGTGTCCGCATCGGTCGAGCGGGACCAGGTGCTGGCCGCCACCACATAGATGCCGTTGGCGCTGGCCGTGCTCTGGTCCTTGACCAGCACGCGGTCACCAGCGATCAGCGCCACACCATCGACGGTTTGCGTGCCGCTCAGCGTGATGTTGGCGGTGGTGGCAGCCCGCACGCTCATCTTCACGTCGAGGCCGCTGCGGGAGGCGTCCACATACGCCTTGGTGGCGGCGTCGGTGTCAGCGGTCGGCGTTGCCAGGTTGGTGATCTTCTGGCTGTTCAGCGACACCGAGGCGGTCGGCGCCGCCATCTGATCCAGGCGGCTGGTGCGCACCTGGGTGTCGAAGTCGCTGATCTTCGCTGCCGTCAGCGTCGGGATGTCGGTGGCAGCCAGCGTGGTGCCGGCGGTGACGCGACCCTTCGCATCGGTGGTCACCTTGGTGTAGGTGCCGGCCGTGCCAACGCTGGCCAGCGTCAGGGTGACGGAGGTGGTGCCGGAACCGGAGGCGTCACCGGAGAAGGTGATCGACTGGTTGCCGGTGATGTAGTTCTGCGCCTTGACGAAGGCGGTGGTGGCAACCTTGGTGCTGCTGTCGCTGGCTGTCTGCGTGGCAGCAGTGGCGTTGGAGCCGGTTAGGTCAACGCTGCCGGTGAACGTCTTGTTGCCGCTGACCGTCTGCGTGGTGCTCAGCGTCAGGAAGGCGCCGG